TTGTTCTTCTTGTTGTTGTTTAGCTGTTTCTATCTGTGACTCTAGGTTCAGCATATTAGCCATGACTACAAGTTGTCCCTTACGAAAGTAAAGGTCTTTGTCATCTTTACAGGCTTCTACGGAGTTGACCTGTTCTGCACTTCCTTTAAAGTCTTGCATTAAGTTCTTCCAACCATCTGAACGGAACATCTCTTCAAAGGAACGATAGTACTTCTCTAGTTCTACATCAGTCATCTACTGTTTCTCCCTATAGGACAGCTTTAATTAATAATTTAAATAACATACTTAATGTATATTATAGTAATATTATACCATAGTTTACTAAGAAAGTCAAGTACTATTTACGATGTCTTGCTGTTTTCTTTGCAATCTTTTTAGGTTGTTTACTTACTTGTTTACCCGCTTTGGTGTCAGCACGTTTCTTACGTGTCGTAGCGGCATATTCCTTCTTGGTCAAAGCCTGTCGTGCCTTCTTGGGTAAGTAACGCTCACCAGTAGCCTTCTTGCCTTGCGTACTGGGTTTGCCTGACTTAGTGCCCCATTCCTCTTTAGTCCACTTCTTAAGGCTTTTCTGTGACTTCTTTAGTGGCATTACTTGTACCCTCCACCTTTAGCTTTGTACTCTTTAGCGAGCATCTGTGCCTTCCTAGCAGACCACTGTCCTGCCTTACCACCCTTAGTACCTGCTTTGATTCTATTAAACAAGTTCTTACGCATGGTAGGCTTAGTGTAGTTACCCGCCTTGTTTACTGTGGATTTCTTTTTAGTAGGCATAATTACTTGCCTTTTTTCATTGGCTTCTTTTTAGGTTTAGCTGTAGTTTTCTTCTTTGGTGGTCTTCCTACTTTACTACCGTATGTACCTTTACCGTATGGCATAGTATTCTCCTGATTACCATTTAACTTTATCAGCCCAATAAGCCGCAGACATCTTACCTTTAGCAATGTTCTTACCGTGTCTGGACTTGAAGGACTTACGTTTAGCTTTCATCTTAGCGGACTCACCTGCTTTAGGTTTGCCCGCTGTGCTTGCACCCTGCTCACCAAAGCGTATGGTCTTAATCTTGTCACCTTCTTTAGCCACTACCACATGAGACTTCTTGGCATGACTAGGTGTACGCTTTGGTTTGTTAAAGCCAGAGACTCCTGCTCTAGCCAGTCTTGGGTCTTTTTTTACTGGCATTAGATTTCTCCTTGCGGGATTCCTTGAGGTCTTGGAGGTCTGCTTCCAATACCGCCAGTCGCTTGAGGGTTTGGTCGAATGCCTTGTTCACCTGCTCCAATGCCTCGTTGAATTGACGCTGTGTTATCATTTGCTTTTCCTTGTTGGGTTTCTTTAACAGCTACTTCACGTTCCTTTAGTAACTGCTCTGATATTTTAAGACGTTTCTGGAACTCTTTATCATCCGCATCACCTGACTTAAGGTTAGCTGTAACAGCCTTAATACGGTCAATCTCAAGCTCCTGTGGTACAACACTTGCCTCTGCCGCAAGTTTCTGCGCTCTAGCTTGTGACTCTGTAGCTTGACCTTGTAGTGCCGCAGTTTGTGACTTCTGGAACTCCATCTGTGCTTGTTGCATAGCTTGCTGTGCTTGCTGTGCCTGTGGGTTAGGCTGATTAGCTTGTTGCAACGAAGAGATAAGTTCTTCACGATTAGACAAGTTCATGTTATCAATGATTGACATAATCAACTGTGAGTACATTGGGTTGTCTTGTTGCATAGTCTGTAGTAACTGTACAAGCTGTGTAACCTCATACTCACGGGCAATGATACCTAGACTGCTAGACGTATGGAACTTGTAGTCCGCTACAGGATAACGCTCAGGGTTAAACTGCATATAACGATGTGCGGCTTTAGTTACGAATGGAATAAGGAATGATTCTTGAAAGTTAATCAACGTACGCTTGTGACGCTTGATGATAGCACCGAGGCTCATAGAGATACCTGCGGCTGTTGACTCACCGTTAATAGAACCAGAGATACCCGCAGAGTCAATAGCACCTGTGGCTGTCTGCACCATCTTCTGTAGTTCACCTGCCTGTGCAAAGGTAACTTGACTAACATTACCGAAGTTTAATGGCTGTAGGACTTCAGCAGGGTTACCGTTGGTTAGGATAGTCTTGCCCGCTCGTACCTCTGCTTTAGCACCTCGAGGCATACGTGTAGCGTCAATAGCCATCATTGGGTGTATAGTAAGTGCTAAGGCATCGATTCTAGCGCGTAGTTCTGCGTCTAACGCCTTTTGAGAGTTATACCCTTTCTCACATACTCCTCGACCCCAGAAACGGCTAGGAACGACATCCCACGGGAATGCAACGACTGGTCTGTCACCCATCATGTATGGATTCTCTTCAGCCTTTAGGATAGTGCCATCATTGGCAATAACAACGACTGCCTCTACGTAGTATGAATCACTCTTTTCATTAGCGACTATTTCTTCTACTTCTTCGTCTTCTGATTCTTCTTGAGCCGCTTTTAATAAATGACGAGGTACTAAACCATAGTACTTAGTTAGACGTACTTTATCGTCTTCGAATACCGCTAGGTCTTTATCTGGTTCAATGTCGAAGTCTGATGGTGCATCACCTACGTATACGTCACGATAGACTCCTGCTTCCTGTAGTTGCTCTACAGAGTGCATAGGTACAAACTCATCTACTGCACAACCTAACGCTTCCTCAATGGAAGTAGCTAGTGGGTCGATAAGGAAGTTCTGTGGCATTACTGGTCGTAGCTTTACGCAAGTCATATCTACGATGTTGACACCAACCGCTGTTAAATCCCCACCCATAACAGGCTGTGTAGCAGGTTGGAACTCTTTCTCTTCTTCTAATACTACTTCAGCGATACCTGTACCGAATACAGCCGCGTTGATAAGGCACTCAGCTACGCTCTTACGGACTTTATTCTTTTTAAAGTCTTTGTATAGGACTTCACGTAACAGCGCTATATCACGCTTTTCTTGGTCTGCTACGTCATCCTCAATGTCAAACCACTTACCACGACCAAAGGTAGCTTCCTCTAGTTCCGCAACGGATGACTCAACTGCTTGCTGTAGCGCAGGGGAAATAATACGTGAGCGTTCTGACTCTCTGGTCTTGTCCTCTGCCGCCCACTGACCACGCCATAGGCGATAGTACTCATCAAACTTCTGTGAGTAGTTAGACTCATAGTGGTCACGCCAACTTTGACATTTATCAATGACCCAATCCTCTAGGCTTTGCTCCAGTGTAAACTCTTCTTTATCTTCTAGTAACATATTAGTACCCTGCGTAAGTATCTAAAAATTCAAATTCTTCTTCCACATAGTCCGAGGTGTAGGCTATGTTAGCCAACTGGTCTATGTAAGCGAGTGAGTCAATCAAGTCATCGTGTACGTGGTGACTAGGGAATTGGAACAGTTCATCTAGGAACTCTGTATTCCAAGCACCCTTGTTAAGTGTAATCTTACCGTGTTCAAACCTACCCTGCAAAGCCCACACGATTCTATCGGTCTTCTTCTTGTTGCCGTGAGTTAGTTCCTCAATACGGAAGAACCTATCATTAGCCTTCATCAAGTCTGAGATGTATGGAAGTACAGCGTTCTTTAACGCCCCTTTCTCAATCCCGACAGATACTGGACGATAGTCTCGTACAGCTTCAAAGATTTTACGTGCAGTTTCTTGCACACCCCACCGACCGTGAATGATGTCAGCAACGTACCAACCTTGTTCATTTGCTTTAACAACCGAGATAGCCGTTTGGTCAAGTCGTTTAGTTTTAGTTGTAGCTTTTGCCACATCAGCAAACCCCGCCAAATCGACAGCAATATAATACTGACCACTAGAGGGTTCTTCTTCAGAAAACTTAATGTAATCTTCTTTAAATAATTCACTACCCTGTGCCTCGAATGATGCCATGAACTCCTGACGGAAACTAAATGCAGACATAGACTTCTTAGCCGCTTCAATCTCTTCAGGGTCTAGCAGTGGATTATCATAGCTTGTAAAGTGATAACCTACAAAGGTCTCATCCTCTGCTACACAAGCATAGTTATATAAGTCATAGAAGTGATTACGTCCCATTGGCGTACCAATGAACAGTGCATCTCCCTTCTGGTCAGCTAGTGCAGGTCTAAGGATTTGCTCCCAGACCTCTGGCTTCATATCAGCATACTCATCCATAACGAGGAACTTAAGACTGACACCACGCATGGTTTCTGGTCTATCTGCACCCTTGAGTGCTATGGTTGCGCCATTTACT